CGATCTGTGGCCCAAAACCAGTAGCTTATGACTGTGTTTTGTAACGGGACATAAGCCGGTTTGGATACTCCCGGCTGTTCATCAAAAGGGAGAAGAGTGTTAAACCCATTCATTCCTCTTATTTCCCAATTGTAGTACCCATCTGCCACATATTTATAGGACTTCAAGCCAAAGGTTATCTGCGCCGATGGCACTTTTCCAGCATCACCCTCCCAGATCATCTCTGTTTCATCACCTACATCATTTCGCAAGTTTGTCCAGCCGGGGGCCACCGTAGTTAGAAAAGTATTCAACTTCACCATCAAGCTCTGATAATCCGTTGCCGTTCCGGTTTCTTTCGCCATTATTTAATCCCTAGCTTTTGTTTAATTGCCGATGCGTTTCTGCCGATCTGGTTTATAAACAGCGGTGCCGCTTCGTCAGACTCTAAGGCCGTCATCGCCTCATTAATATCAAAAACCACCACTACATTTGGCGGCGCAGCCGGGGCCTGATTGTTTTGCGCGTTAGACTTCAATAAATCTGCCGTGTCCTTTCTGCTTGTCACGTTAGCTGGCCCCTGTACAAGCTCTGGGCCAATTTCACCGACAAGGCCAACACTGCCAGCGGGTATAATGCCGCCTTCGTCGTATGCGCCGCTGAACGATTGTGATTGCACCCCGGATATGGCCGCTAGTCCTTGAGAAGTCGCCGCAGCGATGCCGGGTATCATGGCAGGCCATCCAAGTTCGACCGCTTTGCCGATACCTGTGTGCATACTCATAGCAGTGCTAGCCAAGCTAAACGCCTGCGAGACAGCAAATAATGCCTTGTAGGATTTCGACTGTTCGCCCCCAAAGGTTTTAGCAAGCCCGGCCATACCTGTAAACATGGCCTGCGTATTTCCCAGCATCGATTGTGTTTTCTGGGCCTCAAGTTTTTCGATTCGCTCATTCTTTTGGCGCGTTAGATTAACTTCAAGCTCTGATTGCTGCCCGTATTGCTCTCGAATAACCTCTAGCTTTACAGCAAAGGAATCCTCTAGCCGTGAAATCTCTTCATCGATGGTATCTGGCTGCTCAAATTCCCCACCTATGTCTCTATCGAACTGCTCACTGAGGCGCGCTTTTAGATCCGCTTGTTTTGCCGACCCTTCCTCGGTGTTATTGAGGATAATATCGAGACGGCGGTTGTAGCTTGCTTGAATGGCTTCTTCTTCGGTTAATAGGGATTCTTCAAGACGCGAAAAAGAAGTTAGTTGCGCCTTTGTTTTCGCTTGCTCGCCAGGCTCTTCCTGCTGTTTGTCCGGTTTTATCTTAAATTGCGAGAGAACATCAACCCCTTCGTTAGCCGCTTTTCTTGCTTCGATCATTTTCTCGTATTCTGCGCGCAGGCTTGTTGCTTCTTTGCGCCGCTCTTTGGTCGCTGATACGTCAGAATCTCGCTCTTCGAGAATAATAGATATACTTTCTAGCCGCGCATCATTGGCCTTACTGATGGCCGCTTCAAAATCGAACGTGTCACCGCCAAAATTCAAAGCATCAACTATTTCACTGCCGAAGGCTTTTGCTTTCTCGACTAAAGTGATCAGCTCGATTGTCATTATTTGGACAAAGGCGCGGATATTCTCCGGCATCTCGCTAAATGCGCCGCCCAAGCTTTCGCTAAGCTCGCCCGCATCATCTTCCCACCCATTAAAAGCAGTGTTTAGCAAAGAACTAATGGCATCAAGCGAAAAGGCGAAGTCTTCCGCGAATCCGTCGAACTGGCCGATGATAGCCTGAATGTTTGCCTCTATCTGCCCGGATGCTATAGCCGCATCAAGTTCTTCAATAGCTGCCGTGGCATCCCTGACAAGATCAGCCATCGCATTATCATCGCCTTGCTGGCTAATCGTTAAAAACAGCTTGTCCCACGTATCACCAAGGTTTGATATGGCACCGTCGAGCGTGTCCATGCGCTGAGTCATAGCGCCTGCAAAATTGTTCTCCCCCAGTGCCGTCAAATACTCTTCAATCTCAGCAGCATTTTTGCCGACAGTTGTGGCCATACCTCTGAATGTGAACGTGACATTATCGCCGACAGTTTTGGTTTTAATGCCAAACTCTTTCAGGCGCTCAAACTCGCCCGTTGTGGCGTCTGCTACGGCCTCGACAAGCTGGCCAATGTCTTTGCCCATTGCCGACGCTGTGTCGCCATAGGAGGCCATAGCGCGCTGGCTAGGGTCTAATCCCAAGTTAACTAGTTGCGTGAATGCTTTGGTGGTTGTTTGTAGGTCGAATGGTGTTTGTTGCGCGAATTCTTGAATGGCCCTGAATGCCACCTCTGCGTTCTCTGCGCCGCCTGTTGCCGTGATTAGTTGTGCGTTTAATACGTCGAACTCACGAGACACGCTTACCAGCTTGCGCAGTCCGGCGGTAGCAGAAGCGACAGCGGCAATAGGCGCAATCATTCTTTTGAATCCGGCTGCCATACCGTCAGTAGATTTTTCTGTCTTCTTGCCTGTTTTTGCTAGCTGATTAAGCTCTTTATCAGCCTTTGGCACTTCCCGGCTATCAACTGCTAGCTTTAAGCTTGCGAAATCAGTCATTATTAGCCTCTTTGTTGAGCCTGTTAAGTCGCATCAAAACATCGACTTCCCAAGGGTTTACATCCACCCGCATCATTATAGCCCACGACTCAAGCTCGCTGAATGTTATATCACTAATGGCCGATCTAATTGAAACAAACCACACCCAAACGTAAGATATAACATCTGGGATCACCGGCCTATCTACTAATTCAGAAGGCACACAGCCTGTCGTTTCAGCAACTATATTCAAGTGCTGCCTTGCTGTACCTCCATCTTCCAGCCTTTTATCAAGCCAGAATTCAAACTCAGCAAAACGATATAGCTGCTCTACTGCTTTTTTAGATATTTAGCCCGGTTTTCTGCCAGTTTATCGATAGCCTGTGCGACAGGCTCAGATATAGATGTAGCGAATTCATAAGCGGATTCATGTGTAACATTTTCGTCAAACGACCAGCCAGCCACCAACGATGAAAGCACTTTGTAGCGCTCATCAATTAATGATTCAGCCCTCTCGCTAATAGACGACTCTGACAGCATTATATCGCGGCTGCGAATAACTGATTCAGCGGTAGCTTGCCGATATTCGTCTGAATCTTTGCCGCGCACAATCACATAGTGGTCACCATCCACCCCATCAATAACAACGGGCAGCTTAACGCCTTCTCGCGCCTTGTCCTTGATGAAAAGCTGCCGCATAGATGTCATGCTTGCGAATCCTGAATAGATATAGTGGTGTTATCAGTAACCGTTCCAGTGCCGCCAGCCGTGTTCAATAGCGCAGTGAATGGCACGCTCTGGATAATACCCTTCTCGCCATCATCCTTGCTTGATCCGCCTGCTTTTACGCGGGGGAAGATGAACGATGTAAATTCTGTATTAGCGACTGATCCGCCTTTGAATACTGCGTAGATAGAAACCTCTGTTTCATTGTCGAAGTAATCGCGAAACGTCGAGTCTTGGAAGTAAACACTCATATTGCCAGATACCAACACCCGGCCCCTAAAGATGAACGGGTACTCATCGGAACCCACAACCGGGTCGGCTGTTAAGTTGGTTGTAATGTCGAAGTCCATGCCGGTAATCAGCGCGACAGGTGAACCATCGACATACACAAAGCCGTTTACACCGGCCAATACAGGATCGCTGCCTGCTGGTGCTGGTGTGGTGTAATACTCAGACGTGTCGTTGTTGCGACCTTTACCCATAAACGCCAGGTCGATAGTGGCCATGCCGGAAGGCGGTAGGCCAATCTTTGCTGACTCGACCTTAGCCCCTAAATAGACCTCACTCTGTGCAATATCTGAAAACCAGTGCTCAATAGCAAAAGAGTCATCTGTCTGCCCTGTAGTGGCGGCTAACGTCTTTTTGCCCACACCAGCAAGGGTTACTGTGTCGCCCTCTGCTTCGTCTGTGAGCACCACACCATCAAGCGTGGCGACATTCATCACTGTAGCGGTGAGAGCCGTGACCATCGCGTAATGGCCGTCGTTGTTTACGTCTGTAAACCCGGAGGCACTGACAACATCACCGAGCTTGAATCCATCAGTGATATAACTGCCAGCCGACCGGGTAAACGCTGTGCCTGTGCTAGTAACCGCAATCACCGCTACAGCGCCGGTAGTACCACCTGCCGCAAAGTCTTTACGCAGTGCCGCCGCAAAAAAATCGTTATAGGTGCCAACCGACAGTTCACCTTTAATGCCACCCTTAACAGAGCGCACACCGTGGCGGAAGTCGGCCACTTGGCCATCGGGTCGAATCTCATTGCTTTGATAGGTTTCTTTCTCAAGGTCAAGGCTTGACTCAACGCGGCGCAAGTACTTGGCACCCGCATCGCCTGGCGCAACGCCCCATGTAGCTTCTTTCTTGTACGCGACTTTTTTGTTTACGCCTGCTGCTATAGTCATGGTCTTTGCACCCTTGCTTGCCAGTTAATAGTGGTTATTACTTGATAATATGAGTCAATATTTCGCGCTATGCCGCGCCCTGCGTTGGTGATAAATACATCCTGACTGACATAAGTAAAAACCCTGCCAGCATAGAAATAATCACGAATTTCTGTTGCTTTTTTCTTCGCATCACCCGCCCCAGTACCGACCGGATAATTCAGGTTTATTTGTAAAAACCCTGTAATAAGATCTTGCCCGCCATCGCCCATAGTATTTACCGACGGCTGATTCGGGGCAATGAATAATTCGCACCAGGCGACACCTGGATCGGGATCGTGTTCTTTATTTTCGTAGGCGGCTGGCAGGCCAAAAGCGCCGTCTGTAAATGCTTGAATCAATGCTGAGTCGATCTTGTCGGTCATATCTTATGCTTCCCGATTTGATCGTTAACAATGCTTTGGAATCTAGCTACATTCTTCCGCACCATGCCGCCAGGGGCTTGCTTTGAATAGCCGTACTCTAGCCGCTCCGCATAAGGTAAGTTGTTTGTTAAGAATGTTACTCGCCCGTCATTCAGTGACTGCACAAGAGAAGTCATGGCAGATATAGCCGACGACCCAGACGGGGATACATTGATTGTAACGCCGGTCGCGGGGCTTGATGTGCTTGTCTGCCAGTTGCCTCGGAATCGCCCTGTATCAACAGGAGAATCCTTTATCACAGCGCTGAATAATGAAATTTCAACACCCTGAACAAAATCATTCGTTGCGCCGCTGAATTTCAGCTCAAAGTCTTTTAGATCACGCGCAAAACTCACTTTCGAGCCTGCACAAAATAAACAATAGGTGTATCGGCTGGAACCATAGGTTGAATATCTACGATGCTCCAGTATTCCGATGCAACTTTTAACTTGTCACCCATGTCAGGCGCATAACCATCATCAATAACGTACAACTTATCACCATTCTTGATCCTGGTGCCGTCGATCAATGACGCCTTGTACGTCTTCTGCATGCCTTTAGCTGTGTTATATGATGTTGTTGCGCCGGTCGTCAACCCTGTTACAGGGTCAAACGTGCCGCCA